TATAAACAGTTTCTAGATTTTCCTCTGTAAATTCCTTAAGAACTGATTGCGTAACGCAGGTAGGAATAGACAAACTAATATAATCTGTGCAGTCCTCATAATTAGATAATAAGAATTGCACTCCATTTTTTAATTCAATAATCATATATATCTCCTTTATTGGTCAGTTACATAAAACAAATGCATTTCGAAGTGCTCAACTTTTCTAGTTGGATCGGCAATAACTTGCCATCTAAGCACGTCATTCGCATTTAGCATCTTCAAGAAAACTGATGATGCTGCACATGCGTAGAACGTAGCATACAGGTTATATTGATTTTCGCCCCATTCACCACTGTTATCGAGTTTATTAACCGTGTAACCAATACCATATGTGGCACTTTGTTGTACATTCGCCCCGCGTACACGACAAACAATCAGATACATTCCTTTTTTCTTAACTTGAATTGACGGAAATGTTTTGTCGTCATCAAAATGTTTTGAAGCGTAAGCAGGGTCATATATATAGGCATCAGTGAATCTATGCCCAGACATGCCGGAAGTCATGTAAACTGGCGAAGATCCAGGATCATGATATCCCTGTGCAACATAGTGTATTGTCGGACTAGCACCTTCATAACGGAAATCGAGTGCACTTATTTTGCCTGATGCGGTTATTGCTCCACCAACAGTCAGATCACTTCCGACATTTAGTTTTCCACCGACTTTAACGTTATACTTACCCATCCATAGTGCATACTGACCAACACCTAATACAGCTGTTGCTTCAACTGATTCGCCAAATCCATCAGTAGCCTTAATAGTAAAGTTCTGTACATAATTTAAATCAGTATAAGATTTTGAATATGAGATGTTACCGTTACTTAGTGATGGCAATACTGTAGTTGGACTAGAGGAGTCGTTACGCTGAATCGTCATAGAAAGTGTATTGCTAAGAATAGTTGAATATGATCCGCTGACACTGAGTGTTCCTTCAGCAGAGGTTTCGCTTTCTCTTTTTAAAGTAGCTGTTATAAACGGTTTATCATATTCATAGAATGTCTGTTCAGCTGCATTACTAGATTGCAGACCTCTACTGTCAGTAGCGGTTATTTTATACGTCCCGTTCGACTTGTTAGAAATATAACCTGTATAAGTACCATTATTGTTCGATAGTGTAACACCATCGCAAGTTACTGTTTTAATACTTGCTGAATATTTAGCACTTACCGGTACTGATACTAATTTCTTTGAAATCTGTTGAACTGTAACGTTTGCATTCTTGGCTTTTACACCAGCATGTTGCTCAGTTAAAGTAATTGCCCCGATAGTAGGCTCAGAGTTATTTGGCAGATGCAGAGTAAATCCGCAAGACTTAGTTTCACCAATTTTTGTAGAACCGCTATATGTTTCAACAGAAATCGTTCCTGATCCAGTTGAAGCATTAGGAATCTGATCCAATAAAGAAGTTGGAGGAGTCCATGAACAGTTGTCAACTACTCCAGTCGCAATCGTTCCTTTTTTATTGCCAAACCAATATGATACTTTATGAGTAAAGTTAGCCTGCTTATTCATATGAATAGTACAAGCTGTGCCAGCTGTAATATCAGGTGAGTTACCTGGATATGTATTGATAGATGGCTGTGAAGCTCTAGCAATCTTGGTAAGAGTCAGCGTAAACTCTTCATACGGCATATTTCCGTATCCGGAAGAGTAATACGAGCCAACAGTCGCCATACCTGTTCCATCAGCATTATGTGGAGCCCAGAAGCCACCACTGACTAGCTTAACCCAGCCATTAGCTGATAAATGCGAATTAGTATATCCGCCACCACCTGTAACGTTGCAGTCTACGTTGTAAGCTGAGTAACTACTACCTAAGATCCATAATTCTGTGGAAATATAAGATCTGTTATTAGCTGTATCGACCTGTGTTTCGTCTGCATAAACGTGAATGCTGGTGTGAGAAGTTATGCCATAATTTCGTCTTTCTGTTGCCATTATTGTATGTCTCCTATCCAGTAGAATGCTGTTCCTTGTTCTTCGTTAATTGTTGACAATTCAGCTCTATGTGCACCAAACATCATGTAATCTTTGACAGCCAGGTTATTCATCTTTGACTGCTGTCCAAACTGTGCAACGTCATTGCCATTGTTAAACACATGCATTCCATCTGATTTGATGTGAGAATAGTTCTTTGAATTTTTTGATTCGAGAACACGAACACCACTTGAGTCTACAATTACAACTTGCTCTAAATCATTAATGTCATTCCACGCATTTGTTGCTAATGCTTTAGCGGCATCGGAATCTTTCTGTGCTTTATCAGCTTGGTCTTTAGCTTTCTGTGCTGCTAAACTTGCTGCAGCTGCATCCGCTTTTACCTGATCAGCTTTAGTAGAAGCATTGTTCGCTGTGTTCTGTGCACTATTCGCACTCTGCTGGGCATTACTAGCATTAGTGTTTGCCTTGTCTGCTGATGACTGAGCGTTATTAATGTCTTCGTCCACATCTTCTGGTGCAGGAGACCACCCTGTAAAAGTTGTTCCTTTTGAAAGAAAACCTTCATAAAAGTACGAATTTATATTTACCTGTGGCTTAATTTCTATAGACTTGTTTGAGTTATCTGCATCAATTCTTTTTGTAAATAATTGCCATGAATCTGTGGCTTCGAATGATATATCAGTTCCCAAAATTTTAAAATTAACAGTACTGTTAGCATCAGTCTTTACCCATATTGCAAAAACATATGTTCCTGCTTCATGAATAAGGTTGCTCAGGCTATACGCATCTGACTGACTGTCTAAATTAATGTTTAAAACTTTATCACTTTTTGCATAAGGATTTAAAGTAACAACTGCTTTGAAAACTGACATAGCTAATTTCCTACTGCGATCCAATTATATGTCGCATCATGCATGAAGCTTCCTAAAGCGGTATTGTCTGTCCATTGGAATGTTCCGCCACTTACGGAATATCCTGTTGTCTGTGTCATTACATTGCACTGCTTGACAAAACTGTTGTAGCCACCACATACAGTTAACGTTACGGATGACTTGGAACTGTCATATACAACATTGACAAGTCCTTCCGACAAAATCGTATCTGAATACATAATGAACTTATCAATAGAACTTAAACCTGTATAAATAGATGTTGAAGTAGTAGTTCCTGTTTTGACTTGAATACCACTGCTCGATGCACTACCTTGATAAGAACCTGTAACGCCTAGAATAGTAATACCTCTTTTTATATTTGAAGCAATCAATTTAGAAGCGTCTGCAGAACTGATTTGCACGCTCCCAGAGCCATCATGATAACCTTCACTGATAGTGTAAGACGTGTCAGCACTGTACACATTGATTGTCTGACTTCCGTTATTTTTCATACTACCGACAATACGGCCACTTGCACCATAGGCAATCTTGTCTGCCAGTACATCACTTGCATTAACTGTTGCATCACTTGTATCAGTTCCACCACTTGATGTTGCAGTTTTTATAGATGCGATTTCATTTGCCATCTGACTAGGCAGCATCTGATTTGCAGTACCTTTCTTATTTCGTATTGCATTGGCAATATTCTTCAGATTCACGTCATCAATAATTCTGTTAGCCATTAATAGTACTCTCCTTCCGCACTTGGAGGAATTTTTTCGTTCACTTTTTCTTCAACAATTTGTGTAATCCTTTCTTCACTGATTCCAACATTCAATTTAGACAGTTCTATTTTTTTGACCGCATTTGATTGAATGAGTACAACGAAATCATTACTGTTTGAGCTTGTTGCTGTTGTTACTTCTGTTAATTTCTTATCTGCCATATATTCTCCTATGCAATGAATCTGTTCATTGATTCATCTGTCAAAATATTTCCGTTTTCATCAGTCAAGAATGAACTGATGGATGATGATACAAGGCTGTATGATTCAAAAATCATTGTCTTAGAGTTTCTTATCAGATTTCTTATTCCTGTACTGCCTTTATCTCCCTGCACACAAGATGGCTCTGAATAACTGATTTCACCTTTCTTGTTAATAGTTTTTAAACGCTGCCAGATGTAGTTGTTTTCTGCCCATTGAGGACTTGTTTCAGACCATTCACCACCTATCGGCTCTGTTGGAGATGTACTTACATACCACTCTGTTACTGCTTCGGAAAGGCTGGAAGTAATTGTATTCGTAGTGGCTTCATCTAACGCACCAATGACTACCGAATTTGCCTTGATTAAGTTGCCATTAAGTTGCCCTGTTGTAATTAAATCAGCATTAATTCCTTCACCTGTAATCGCTGTTGAATATGGACCATTGTACCCACTCTTCGAAATGCCTAATCCATTCTTGTTTAAACGGATGCAATTCACCATTTGTTCAATATTAGGCGAATCACCAACAATAATTTCAGATGGATATCCATTTACATAATTTGTAACTACATACCCACCCAAACCACCTTTAATCAGCTCTGTTTGGTACTTAATGATTGCATCAAGAAAAGACTTTGTCACTGCACTACTTGTTACCTTTGTAATTTCTTGAATTGTCGAAGCAAGTGAAGAACGAACAGAACCAATCTTCAAAGAATCATATCTTTCTGCTAAAACGTCATACTTGTATTCAATAACCTTTGCTTTTGCATCTACTCCAAGCTCTGAAAATCTAACTGTTACTGTATCTCCAAGATTGATTCTTTCTCTAGATAAGCTCTTGTATTCTTCTGTATCTTCCAAAGCCACAAAAGAAACATCGAGCGATACTTGTGGTACTCCTACACAGTTATTCTTGATGTACGATTCTGTGTATGCCCTTAACTGCTCTATTGTCGGTTCTTCTTCAAAATTGGATGAAAAATCCTTAACCACAGTCCGTTTAAATGGATATTTGCTCGCATATTCGCTTTCAATAGGTGTTTCAATGCTTACAACTTTGTCTCCATTAGAAGCCTTCCAAAAAGGAACTATGCCTGTGATTACTTTGTCTATTGATTCTTCTTGTTCTAGGTCTGTTAGATTTTTGCCATACTCAATGACTACTCCCCTATCTGTACCTCTGTGTGCATACAATTTGACTGTATAATTGTCAAACTCATATTCGCCACCAAAGCAGTCGAGAATAGACCCAGCTACCCCACCAAGTCTCTGTCTGAATGATGCAGGTTCCTGCTGTGAGTACTTTGTAGCTGTATTCGAAATATCAGTCCATACACTGAATGGATTGCTTGTCAATGAATTCTCTTTAAGTCCATTTAAGGCTTCAAGAACACCAACAGCATCAAACGGTTTAACAGGTACATAGCTTAACTGATAAGAAATGTGTGTTGCTTCAACAGTCACTTTTCCACCAATTGGTTTTGTGATTGTGTCGATTCTGAAATGCTGAACTGCTTTTCCGTCAGAAGGTATTGCATCTACAATTGCCCCAACCTTGATATCAGAAAAATGCACTCCTGTTATTGGATATGTGAATTTCAATTCATATACGCCATTTAACTTTTCATGCACATAACATGTAATGCAGTCTGTTAAGCATCCAACACCTTGTGAATCAAATTTTGTTTCATTTGCTTTGTACAATACAGGTATCATGCTTTCTCCCTTACCTGCATATTTTCAAACGAATCAAACTCACCGTTCCGCAAAAAAGAGCAAAGCTCATGCTCTGCTCTATAATTCGTACCATCTTGGTTTTACTGTAACTTTTGTGATTCCTGTACCAAATGTGATTGTATTGTTTCCACTTGTTAAGCTACCCCATTGGTTTACTTTGATATTGCTGTTTCTGTTAGCTGTGCCTTCATATGCCTGCTTCGAATCGGTATCTATCTCAATGAATTCTGTTCCTGCTGTATTTATTACAAATACATTAGTTCCTACTGTCACAGTTCCTTTTCCATAAACTCTTATTAGTGGTTTGGATGGAAATACGGTCGGATTCAGAATACTTCCGTTTTTAGTGAATGCTGTTTCTTGTTCACCAGATTTCAAATACCATTGTGGCTTGCAGTCAAATTCAAGTTCAAATGTGCCAATCCCACGTGCAAGTTTTATCTTTCCTTCGATTCCACTCTTCAGCCTTCCTAAGCGATACATATCTTGTTTGAAATCATCTTCAATTCTCACATATCCATCTTGAGATAGGATTGCACTTCTAAACGGAACAAATCTATCTTCAAATTCATGTGCAATAAATGCTTGATACGTTATATCAACATTTTTATACCTGCCATTATTGATATGCAGATCACCATTTCTACCTGCTATTTCATAGCTTGTATAGTCTGGCTCTGGAGAAGCATAGATTCCTGCATCAGAAACAAATACACCATAGTCTTTACAGTTGATATTCCCAACAACTAGATTTCCAATCATGCGAATACTTCCTCTTCTTTCTTTCTGGCTTTTTCGAGCTTAATCATCAATTCTTCTACAAGCTCATCAATATCCATTCCTTCAGAAGCATAGACATTGATTACAATTCCACCACTAGTCTTGTATTTGCTTGAACCTTCTGACTTATTTGAATCTGTAACGGATTCACCAATTGCTTTTACGGAAGCCTTGATTGACATTGAATCTGCTTCTTTCATGACTTCTTTACCCATGTCTGCCATTGAAGAAATTACTTCTGAAGCATTATCATCAATACCTTTTGACATACCATACATGAGCATCTTACCTACCCATGCAGTCTTTTTGGATGGAGAATGAATTCCAAAGAATCCCTTGATTGATTTCAATACCGAACTTGTAAATCCACCAATTTTGTTGATAATCCATCCTGTTACATTTGAAATACCACTCCAGATACCTTTAACTAGATTAGTTCCCAAGGATGACCAATTCATGTTATTAAAGATATTCATTGCTGACTGTCCGATACCTTTTAACGTGTTCCAAACATTAGCTCCTGTTTGCCTTAAAGCACCTGTAATCTTACTGATCAGACTGCTTCCCAAAGATGACCAATCTATATTTTTGAACCATCCTTTTGCAGTATCACCAATATTTTTCAATAGATTTGGAATATTGTTGAATAAGTTCTTAATTCCATCAGTTATCCATTTGATTACATTTTTACCCATATCAATCCAATTCAATGCAGTCCACACATCAATGATTGCTGAGAAAATCTCTGGAATATGAGTTAAAAGTGTTGGTATTGCATTAACAATACCTTGTGCTAGTATAACTAGCATATTGAAACCTGCTTCAAGGATTTTTGGCAAGTTATCGTTAATAAGACCACAGAATTCGCTAATAATCGTTGGTATATATTGAATCATTGTTGGCAAGCCATTTGCGATACCTTGCACCAAATTCTGAAGTACTTGAATACCTGCATCTACAATCAAACCGAAATTTTCTCTCAATGATTCTGCAAACTGCAAAATCATAGGTAAGGCTTGTTCCAATAAATTAGGTATACCTTCGATTAATCCTTGAGAAAGACCTACAATCCACTGTGTACCACATTGAATTAACTGAGCTAATCCATCTCCTGTAAACCACTCAAATACTTTTGTTCCAAGTTCTTGGAAAACAGTTACAACTGATGACAGTGCTTCTGACATTGATGTATATATTCCACTCCAATCAACTTGTGTCATTAGAGTTGAAATAATTGTAGGTATAGTTTCAACTATAGATGATAACAATGCAGGTAAAGCACTCACGATTCCACTGACTAGTGCTGCAGCACTTGTTAAAAGGCTTGGAAGAAGCGTAGATATCATAGTAGGTAATTCTTTATTGATAATAGGGATAACTGCACCAATAGCTAGTACAATGCCTTGAAATGCTTTCTCTACAACAGGTAATACATTATTAAATGCAACAGTAGCAGATGATACAAACGTATCTACTGCTTCACCAACATTATCTAAGTATCCTTCTACTTCTGTATTACCAAAAGCAACTAGCAAATTTTCCCATGCCATCTTAGTCATGTTCAATGAGCCTTGAATTGTTGTTTGTGCTTCTTTCGCTGTAGTACCTGCTACGCCTTGCTTTTCCTGCACTAATTCGATTGCTGTAACAATATCTGAAAATGAATCAATGCTCATATCAGATGCTTTGCCTATAGTCTTCGCATACTCGTTTGCATCATCAATCAGCCTTTCCATTTCTTCTTTCGTTCCACCATACCCTAGTTTCAAGTTGTCTAGCATTGTATAGTTCTGCTTGGAAAAACCTTTATATGCATCTGTAATTGATTCTAAATCACCACCAAATGTATTCCAGTTATCAGAAATTGCTCTCATTGCAACTTCTGTTTGTTTAGATGCTTCTTCTGAATTTCCTTTTAAAGAGCTTATCAACGATGCAGAAAACTGAGTTGCTGTTTCCATATACTTATTTGCAGACATTCCAGATGTCTTATAAGCATTGACTGCATTCTTCATTACTGAATCATATGCATCACCATATAGCTTTTTAATTCCACCAGCATTTTGCTCGTAGTCAGAATAAGAATCAACTGCTTTTTTTGTTAGTAAACCAATAGCTGTTGCTCCTGCACCAACTGCAACACTAATTCCTTTTGCTACTGACTTAGCTGTATTTGAAACCTTTTCTAATCCTTTATCAAAGTCAGAAGAATCCATGCTTAATTTGGCGAACATTTCAAATACGTCTACTGACATGTTTTTCTTCTCCCATAAAAATAAAAGGTTAGCACCCCATACTAACCTATGCGTGTGCGTTCCGTTCTGCTTTTGTCTATCTTTCGATAGTGTCTCACGCCCCTAGAGTTGCGACCTCTCCCTGTATACGCTATATTTTGTGATTGAGATATTCATCAATCTCTTTGCTTACTAGCTGAATATCATCAGTGTTTTCGCCACCTAATTGATTTTTAAGAGTGGCTTGTGTACCTTTCATGAGCAACCTTAAGATAATATGATTGTCTTGCTGCTCTTTTGTCATTGTAAGAACAGTTGATTCAAGAGCTTTCAGCCTTTTGTTGTCAGAATCTAACAGCTCTTTATTATGTGCTACATCCCTTTCGAGTTTTGCAACAGAAGTCTTTGAACGACACCATGCAATGAATTTAGCAACTGCTGTTACAGCCCCTGCAACACTTGCTCCATAGACAATCCATTGAGCAATCAAAGCCCACACTTCCATTGGTATCTGTGCAGGCATTTATTACCCCTCAGCTTCGTCTACTGTCTTTTCTGTTTCTTCTTCAATATATTCTGTTTCAGAATCCATTTCTTGCTTAAGATTCAATGCAGATACACCAATCAGAACACCTACAAGTGTTCCTAATGCCTGTAATGTCTTTGCAACTTCGGCTGTATATGGAAGGTTCCAAATAGCACCAATAGTTGAGTAAAATGTTCCAATTGCAGGTAATGCAATTAAAGCTACCCATTTCAATACTTTGTATACTCTGTCATTTAATACCATTATTTTTCTCCTCAAGGATTTGCATTTTTTAGATATGGTGATGTACCACTGTTTACCTTCGCACCACTTGATACATATCCTTCTTTCTTTCCGTCTGTCACTCTGTACCAGACTGTATTTCCGTTATATGCATAATAGCCATAGTAAGTAACGGTAGTTCCCTTTGCTAAGGTCTTTACGATAGATGCTTTAGTGGAAGCATCAGTTCGCATATTAAGTGCAACCTTAGTAACCATCTTCTTTCCTTTGCCATAGCCTTTTACAAATCCATGCTTGATTGTTCCACCACTAGATGGATTTGATACAGTGTATGGAACTGTTTTAGTTGTCTTCCATGACAGCCCACCACCGTTTCTGATATATGAATAGCCATCTAATAAGAACAGCATTTGGTTAGCTCTAAGCATGTTTGCTAGGATATAGCCACCTTTACTATTTCTGTATTTCTGTCTGACATGACCTGCACAGATTTCCATGTGAATGTGGTTTCCTGTAGCGTATCCAGAAGTACCTTCTTGATACATGATTTCGTCATATCCATAGAATTTACCGACCGTAAATGATCGTTTACTATGAGTTAATGCAAGAGTGATGTATCTTAATGCACCATCTGCACATAACACCTTCTTTGGTTTTCCATCTTTACCATAGCTCCAGAAGAAGCGAGTATTTCCTGTGCTTGCATTTCCCCATGCACCTGCACAATACCATCTTGTGTTAGGCATCTTGTTTCTCCAGACATCTACACCTGTATCCATACCTGCAAGGTCTACTTCAAAGCTAGTATGTGAATAGTGATTTTTTCCATCATATCCAGAGCCAATTTGAGACACATTCAGACACTTCATTCCGAATATTAATCTGTCATAAGTTTCTATCTTGTTCTCCCTTTACAACTTTTAATCCTGCTTTATTTAGAACATCAGAAATGATTTCATTCGCACTTCTAGTTTCAACTTTCTTGTTTATCAAATCATAATATCGTGTGTTTAATCTCTTATTATCACTTTGATAAAACATAGAATCTGTAACATAAATGCGATACGCTTCGTCTTTCTGCTGTTGTTTAAACCGTGCAATCAAATAGCACATGAAAGGTTTTACTTTGCTTCTGTTTCCTCTGTATTCTCCGTAGCAGAGCCAGAAGCATTCTGTTCCCCACTCTGTACGGAAGATTTGAAAAGTGACTGTACTGTTTCATCAGAGAATAAGTTGAATAAGTCAAATGCTAATGTTGCTAGATTGCAGTGATATTCTCCATCAGAAAATGCTGTCAAAATCTGCATTGCTTCTTTTTTATGATTCTTAATCATATATGAAACAATTGTTGCAATTGGCTTATCCCTGTATTTTTTAATTGCTTCATCAGCACAAATAGTAGAAATAGGTTCAACTACTTCTGCTAACACATCTAAAGCATCTTCATCTTTAATATCTTTAAATGCTCGAATCATGCTGTTACCGCCTTAGTCTTACCAGATGATAATGGTTGAGGGAATGTTGTACCATCTTGCTTGATATAGATGTCAAATGGAACTTTCTCTTGATTCTTAAGTGAATAGTGTGCTGTATATTCAAAAGCAAATTGTCCTTTATTTTTATCACCTGTCTGGATTTGGAAGCCACCTGTAGATAATGCATTCATTAAATGACATGCAATTACTCCACCTTCTCCATAATCTGCTACAAGCCAGAAATCATTAAAATCTGTGTCTTTTACTTCGTCTCTAAGTGTGATATGACCTGCATCGTTAGAATCTGAATCAGCTAATGCTGCAAGACTTTTTGCTGTTTTATCCGTAACAGAAATAAAAGTCCCACTTGCTTTGATCTCCCATGAATCAAGTTTCTTTAACTCCTTCGTGTTCTTCGGACAGTTGTCAATGTCTTCACCAAAATCCGTAAATGTTGGTGTTGCTGTAATGTTTGTACCACCAGAAGTTGCCCCCATAATATCAGCATCTTTAATAGTTGCTGTTGTTGGGTCAAATGTACTGAGTACTACGCCTGCATTTAATTGGATATTTTTAAATGCGTCTGTTGCTACTTTTGCAAAAGTCATTTATTCTCCCTTAATTTGTAAAATAATCAACCAACAGGTTGATGTATCTGCTTCTAATCGTGTCATCTTCTTCATCGCTTACTGCTTGACAATAAGGTGCCCCAGGATTTACCCAAAGCATTCCGTCATCGCAAATAACTTGATTGTTCTCTTTTAACTTGTCTGTTAACTTCTGAACCATTGCATTTATTTCTTTTTCAGATGTTGTGCGGTAATACAATCTAACAGTATTTGATACTCGGTCAGTCCAATTGCCTATTGCGTTTTGATATGTTCCATACGGATACGAGATTTCTTTCATGTCTGGAACATTCGTATCAACATAGAAGGGAATCCCTAAATCATTGAACCATTTGTGTATAGCTTGAAATTTATTCATTAGGCAACTCCCATCTTTCTGCTGATACTACACTCATATCAATCCTCGAGAATGAAGGCGATGCTTTTTCTTCTGCATTGGATGTCACTCTAAAGATAACTCCATCTTCAATACGTTTGATTACGTCGTGATAATCTAATTTCACCTGTCTACTTGTCGTTATCCTAAATGTAGATGTAACTCCATCATGTTCTGCGATCTTAGCCTGCATACTATTGTTCTGCGTAATTGCACACATGATATGAGCACCTTCTCTCCACGTTGTTATGGTTCCACCTTCTCCATCAGATAAACGTTGTTTTTCTAGAAGCACACATTCTTGCATCATTCTTTCGTATAGCATCATTACAATCTCCTATAGCAATTCAATCTGCTTCTGAACGCATCGTACCATGTCACTGTTTCTCCTTTGCTGTTTGTGGCTTTTGTGTAGCTATAATCTGCAAAGTTTTCGCTAGTGAATGGTGTTAATTGTTGCTCTGAATATTTGCTTTGATATGCTTGTATTTCATCTACTAGAGCTAAGAAATCTTTAGGCACTGCCATTGTGCTGATAATTCCATTAAACGTTTCATCTGATAGTGCTAGTTCATCTGTATACTTGTACACACCATCGTTGAATACACTTCCGTATATTCTGAAATATTGGTTTTTTTGAACGAAAGGGAGAGCAATTCTGCCTTCCTCAATCGTCCACGTTCCTTTAAAGCTATCTACAATAAAGAAATTGTTAATTCGCTTCATGATTTCGCAGAGCATATTGTTCTCCCTATGCTTATGCCTTTACTTTTAAAATGACTACTTTTTCTTCATTTGTTAACGCTGGCATACCAAATGCTGTACAAACAATTTCATCTGATACACCAACATGTCTATCATGTTCAACAAGTTCACCTCTCTTGAGGAAATATGTAATTGCAGGTGCATCGTCTTCTGTTTCTGCATCATTTGTTAACTTGATAATTGGATTAAAGTATGCAGGAGTAGTTACCTTAGTCACTTTTTCTCCAACCTTTGCAAATGGTAATGATTTCTGAACTTCTGCTAAATTAGTTGAAGTAATTGCAGTTCCACTTTCGTCATACTTATACCATTCACTAAATTTTTTAACTTTCTTAGATACTCTTACATCGCATCCAGAAATTCTACCAATAGCCCCATCTCTTAATACGCCTGCTTCGTATTTGTCAGCAGATGTAAAATCTGGGTCTTTTCTTAATGTAGACATTTGTTCTGGTGCAATAATAATGACTTTCTGGGATGCAACTTCTTCATCAAATTTATCTGTACCATCCACAATAGCTGAATACTTAATTACTGCTGTTGTATCATCTACGATATTCTTTGCTCCATATAATGCATCTACAGAATCGTTGTCTAACTTCTCTGCAATAGATTTTGCAATCTGATTTGTTGCTTCTCCAATTGGATTGCCGTAGCCAGAAAGCTGTGCTTCATCTGTGATTTCTACACCCTTACCAATCTTCTTGATTGTGTATTGCTTCGTTGTATAAGACATCTTTGTAGAATCAATCTTTTCACCTTCCTGCAAATCAACTGCTTGACCAATATAGCCCCATACAGGAATTGTCTTAGTGGAACCAGGTGTTCCCTGCAATGTTGTGTCAGTCTTTGTATAGCCAGTCATCAGTGATTTCTGACTGACTTTTGCGGAAATCATATCTGAGACTACTTCTGGGTCAAATACATCTCCGTTTTTAAACATTGTTACTGTCATTTTTTCTCCCTTATTTTCTTCCTGCTAAAGTGTTATACAATTCTGGATTCTCAGCATGCAGCTTTACTCTTTCGTTGTATTTCATCTTTGCAAATTGTTCGGATGTCACTGTTGAACCACCATTCGCAGGTGGAGTATCAACATCGGCACCTTTTGTGCCCCCTTTTGTGATAAATTCCGACCATTTTTCTTTTGCCCCATCTTCAAGGCTTTTTGAATCTTTAAACTTCCCATCATCTGCAAGTTCGTATTTATCTAGATTTGTGAGCTCAACAATCTGATTAATAGTCTTTTCTTTAATACCTGCTTCTCTGAGTAAGTTTGCATAGGCTTTCTTCTTTTTGCCTAATTCCACACTTTTTACCTGCTGTTCTTTGTAGGCTTCAAAGTCTGAATGTTCCTTTTCATACTTTTCTTTGTATGAATCATTGTTTTCTGCACCTTTCTTTACAGATTGTTCAGCTTCGTCAAGCTGTGTTTGAAGATTCTTATTTGTTTCTTTCAAACCATTTACTGTTTCTGTGTGTGCTTCGATAATTGCACTTACTTGTTCTTCAGTAAGCCCCATACCTTTTAAAAATGCTCTTGATAATGCCATTTATATGTGTCTCCTTTTCTTCGGTGGCGATCCTTTGCCATTCAACACTTGTATTTTTGCTTGAAAATCACTCACCGTTCCGCAAACATAAAAAAAGTGAGAATTACTCTCACTTGATTTTTTCTTTCAGTACGGTCTGAAATATTGCTTTGTATTCCTCAGCATGCTCACTCGCAGATGGCTTAAGGAATGGCTGTGCTTTTTGTCTAGATGTTCCAAATTCTACATATGGTGCATACTCAACATTCGTTCCAATATATTCATCTCCATCAGCATATTGATGCCCAATACTATTTCTTAGGTTTCCTGTATCAACAGGACAAGCTATTTTTGCATAGCCTTCTGCTTGCATTCCTATTGCTTCCATTGCCCTTTCAACAGCATTGTTCTTCTGATTGATGATATCCTTACGCCTATCATTCTTAAATTCTATTTCACAATATTTAGACATGCTATTTTTTACCTTTCTTTTTCCCAAAATCTCCAAAAAATGCTCGTTCCATATCATCAAGCATTTCGCTGTTTTCTTTCGCTAACTCTTGTATTTCTTTTGGAGCATCTTTCCTAATCTCAAGACGATTTGTGTTTTTGTTAAAAACATACCATTTTCTATCAATGTCATTCAATTCAATCATAAATTTCTCCTCTGTAGCCATATTTCCATTGCTTTTCCAAAGACATTTGGCTCTCCTAACTGATAATTTGCAAAACTTTCTGCAAAAAAATCAGAATCTTTGTCTAACCCATATTGAGACATTTCCTTTTCGATATCAACATTACTGTCAATACTTTTCGCAATTTCAATAATTTCTTCTTTATGCTTTGCGTAAGTTTTGTAATAATCTTCGGTATCTGTTGGATTCACTTCATTTGCAATAATACTGTTTTGAATCATGTGACCATATTCATGTGTGACTGTATATACATCATAGTTAGATTCTTTGCATGGCATAAACCTACCTTTCAACACATCTGCTTTTATTGCTGAAATAGCTTTGTTCTTATTACTAAATCCATTATCACACAAATGTAATTTCATTGCTTTAGGATTACCACCAATTAAATCAACATAACCAAATGCTTTTTTTCGATTTGTATTATTCACAGATGTTATAGCACTTGATTCAAGATTGTGAATAATCTGAAATCTGTTTTCTAATGCAATCAATTGATCTGTTGCTTTAGAAATCATATAACCATCTTGATTTCTTAAACTTTTACCAATTTTTTCAAATCCAACGACATTTCTAAGAGCTTTTATATCGCTATCTTGAACTTTTCTCTTGAAACTCATTATATCTAACGAATCATCAGATTCAAGCATATTAGAAATTTTTCTATTGAGCCAGCTCTGATATGATTCAACCGTGTTTTCTGTTCTTTTTCCTCGCATTCCTAAAACATCAGCTATCAATGTGCATCTACAGTTATATACTTCTTCTGGTCTTCCACTTGGGTCTGCAGGATACATCAATCCATTAGGAAACTTCTTGTTATACTCAACTTTTACACCATCTAAATGTGCATGGCTGTCTCTAACCCTTCCATCATGAGCTGATAGCCATTCTTTTTTGAATTTGATTCCGTTGTCGTGTGCCTGCTCAAATCCTCTCTGCCTTCCACCATTCTGTGCACTTGTAACTGCTGTTCTTGCATTTCTTACAGCTGATTTCTTATTGCTTCCCATGACTGCATAGAAGTCTTTAGCGATCTTTTGAATGCTTTTGCCTTGCACGATTCCACTAGTCAATGCTTGCTGAATTTTCTTTCGATTCCATGCATAGTCCTTTTTCTTGTCAACAGACAGTGTTCTGAATTCAATATGATTCTTGCCTGTTGCAAGTTCCTTCACTGTATTCTTGTCAACAATAGTAAATGCAATGCCTGTTTCCTTTTCAAACTCATATGCAGTGTAATTGTGATTGTACGCAAATATTTCTGGAGTTATGTCATTGATATAATCAGATGCAATTACATTTGTATCTGTAATCTTCTGTGCATAATCATCTATTAACGTCCTCATTCTCAAATCTGAATTCAGCCATCCAATACGCCACATCTTGTATTCTTCTTTAGTAATCTGACCATCATTCAACTCTTTCAGCTTCTTCTTGTCAGATTTAAGAAAAGCAGAGAAACTTTTTCTCCGTTCCTCTGACATTTCTTTATACGCTTTTCTGTAAACGGAATCTAAATGCTCAACAATTTCATCTAACGTGTTATCAGTCCACTTATCTGCTTCATTTAAAGCTAATTTAGCCATCATTTACTCCGTTATGATATCTTCATCATCTGAATCTAAATCGTTGCCAGAACCGTTGCTATTCTCTTTATTTTCACCATCATTAAACTGCTCATAGTCTTCAGCTTCTTTGTTTTTCAAAATGGTGCTGATTTCATCAGAAGATAGGAATGGCAAATGCTTCAGAATTGTTTCGTTATCTAGGTATGATGAGCATTCAATAACCATATCTGTTTGCTCTTTTTTGTTGCTGATTTTATTTCTTGTAAACAATGGTATATATTTCTTACCCAATGCAAGTTCTGTTAAATTCATAACAGTATCAATAATTTGTTTTTCATATTCATCAGCTTCCAAATCCATAGGCTGATAGCCTGCATCAATATGGTCATTTGTGCTTCCTGCCTCTACTGTATGTACATCTAACACATGAAAATCTTCATACATGTCATTCTTGATTTGCTGAAGAGTTGCTTGTCTTGCTTGAAATGGAATTTCTTGAGTATACGGTGTGATTGTTGCTTCATCAACTTCTGTAACAGTTGCAACGTGTCTATCACGGATATTCTTCATCAAGTTACTGATATCCTTGTCATCCATTCCACCTGCATTGTTAATCAGCCAATAAATTTCACTGCAATCTTGAACTGTGTCAATGAATCCATTCTTAATCAAGTCGTAAGCATCAATATGTGCCTTTAAGAATACATTTGTTGATTCTTTATATCTATTCCCAAGCAATGGAAAAATAGGCAAATTAGAATAGTTTTCTTCATTGATGATCTCTGGCTCTGTGTCTGCTTCTGCTTTCTTGTAATTGATTCTATATGCTGATTTGGGCTTTGTTACTTCATAGTTTCCTGTTCCAAATCCATCTTTGCTGACAAACTTTGTGTATCCATCTTCCTCATATAGCACTGCATTCACAGGCTTATTATCATCAATCTGCCAGAATCGAATTCCTGCTCTTAATGAACCTGTATTCTCATCCCACAAAGGCACAAACTCTGTAAGTTTAAACACATGCACATGGTCTACATTCCAAAACATGAATGACATTCCGTGTATCAGTGCAAAATACCCTGCTTCTTGTAACTCTGTATCAAATTCTTCGCCTAATTTTGATTTGATTTCTGAATCTTCAAATTGAATCCCATTTCCTAGGGAATAGCTGTTTCTTTGCATATTAAGGCTTTTGAAGAAATTGCTGCACAATCTGTTGTTAGCACTATTTGTATCAATCTTCTTTTCACCTATATTGTCTGTATATATTTTTGAAAACTTGCTGATAGTTGTATTTCTCTGTTTGTCATACTCATCAGCATCTAAAGCAACTCTATATGCTTCTGAAGCCTTATGCATCGAAATAGCATATCCGATTGCTTTAGATAAGTTGCCTGCTTGTGTGTCTCTTTGAAAATCTTGAAATGTGTACAATTCATTCTCCCTTGTTTGTTCTTCTGACTAAATACTTTGTTCTTACAAAATACCTCGTTGCATCCATTGCATGGTCATTTTCTTTTAGTGGTGCATCTTCACCACGCTCGCTTGCTTTCTCATCCCATGAATAGATTCCAAATTCGCCTATTGTGTTTACACAACAATCACAGAAGGCAAGTAACTGATTTGCAAGCATCGTTGATACATCGTCTATGCCTTCTTTAACATCATTGTCAGCCCTTCTTACGTGGTATCCTTTTCTTCGTAACTCAGTAATTAACGCTGATGCTGATGGGTCAACAATAATAGCTCTCGGTTCTATTCCGTTAAGCATTTGAATAAGTCCTTTCACGTGCTCAGAAACCGTCTTCTGATAATGGTTATCACGTCCACTGTAGTAATACTCATTTAAACAAATCCAACGCTTAGAACCCACTTCTTTTTGCCATAGAAGGAATACTGTAGCGTTCTGAATGCCATAGTCTGAAGAAACATAATAGTCACCTTCTGTTTGTACATCACCTTTTCTTACAACGTGGATATCTTTGTTAAACATTGGATATACAAGTCCTTCTGCATTGCATCTCTCTCCAAGGATGTCTCTTCTGTACCATACAGAATTCTTGTCATACTGTGATTCTATGTCACGAATACGTTCTTCAGTGATTGATGCATTGTCTCGTATCGTGAAATGCTCATAGTTATATCTTTCACCATACGTTTCTTCGAACTTGTCAATGTAATCTTTGTAAATGAAGTTTGCAGGAGACGATGGGTTTAGATCCCAAAAAACACGTCTTGTTTTAGATGCGAGCTGTCTGTTGAATGCGTCTTTTATGAACGAATCATGGTGCAAGTTTATTTCAGTTGCTATCCACATTCCATAAGAGTTACCACGAATTTTTTTAAAACTGTCAGCCTTACTTCCACCAACAAAGATGACAATGTATTCTCTGTTTGCTGTCTTAATCCTTAAACATTCATTTCCTTTGAATTTTGACCATTTACAACGTCCTCTGAATATATACTCAAGTCCAAATCCGTTGCAGTCACCAATGTTCAGTTTTGCGTTTGCTGATGTGCTTCCACTTGCAAGATGAATTCTGTCCTGCACGCCTAATTCAAGCATCTTTGCAAACATTGCTACATTATCGACTGTCTTACCTGCTCTTACAGCACCTTCTGCAACTGATATCGTTGCTTGGATGCCTTTGTGCATATATTCCTTATGCTTTGCAGTCCACTTTGGATGGAGTCTCTTAGAAATCATCTAACCCTGCGTCCTTGAAATATGATTCAGTATCTTCTTGATCTAATGATTCTTCTGGATTATCTCTCTGACCCAATTTTTGCTTTCCAAGCCAAATAAGCATTGGTACATTTCCTTTTAACGCAACTTCTTTCTGCTTTCTCCTAATACTCATTTTTCCAAAAGAGCTGAACTTTTTATATATTTCGGAAAAATCCATGTTATAAGTTCGTTTGCACCATTTATTAAGTGTTTTGTCTGTCACTTCTAATATCAAACATATTTCTTCTTGCGTACACCAAATAGAGCAAAGAGCTTCAAATTGTTTTCTGTCTAATTCTTTTAAAGGTCTAGCCATGTTATCACCACCTTTTACATGCTCCTTTTCGATACCATTTTGGTTTAAAAGATGCTCACCGTTCCGCAAAAAAAGCAATCCGTTTCAAGATTGCTCATAATATCCTAATTCTTCGGCTACTTCATACACAAAATCATGCGTCCACTTCTCTACTTTTCTTCGTGATACATACAGCTCGCTTGCTACTCCGTCTGCATTTTTCTTGTCTTGGAAATATATCTCATTTATCGCTCTTACTCGCTCAATTCCATCATCTTCATCTAGTGTTCTACTTATTACAGCAGAGATAGCTTCATTGGCTTCTTCTGCTTTTTCTGTATTGCCTAAACCATTCGGAAACTCACGAATCATCGCAATAATATGTGGATACCACCAATACTTGTATCTTGTGTATCTCTTCAAACTATCTCCTACATTCAAAATTCCTTAGTGATTCTTCTGCGATATATAGCGTGCCTATTTCTTTGTTTTCTCTTTTTTCTAGCGTTACTTCAGAGCCAATGATGGATGTAAGTCTTCTGGCTATATGCTGTTCTCCATACTTATTAACGTCTTTTGCAGGCACTAATGAGTTCCCATACAGCAAGATATTCTTAACCATCCATCCGTCCTCTGCTTCTAGTAATGCTTTCTTTTTTTTCTCAGTGTAACTATCCCACTTGTCTGATATCACCTGTTTCTCCCAATCAAATATATAATTAATGCACCGATCAGAAACAACATCTCTATGACTGATACAGTTGCTATGATTTTTATTGCGAATGAAATTATCCAATTAAATGCATATAAGACACAAACTAATGTTCCAAATACAATTGACATTGTTTATCCCTAATCGCATCCACAGCTTAATTGTCTTAAATAAGCATTTTCTTCTTCTAACTGCATAATCATTAGATTAGCTTCGTGATTTTCTTTAAACATGTCCTTATTCATCTTTTCAAGCATTTCAATTTTCTTCAACGCAAGATTCAATTTTGTTCTTAGCTTTTCTTCATTTCTCATATACTTGCTTCTCATTTATCTTTTCAAAGATGTAGTCAACAGAGCTTTTTATTGTGTCTTCTGCTTTCAAAATGTTCTCTTCTGTGACTTGCGAAGCAACCATCATCTGATAGCAAGTCTTTTTCGATGGAAGAAATAGTGTGAAAGCCAAAAATACTATTGTGACAATAAACCATTTCTTAAAAAGTCTGTTTAATTTTTCTTCATTAGCATCTTCATCACACACTATCCAAAGAAGAATCCCACATAAAATAGCCAATGGGAAGAGACAACACATTATTTTCAAGTTACTTATTACATCCACAAGATAGAACAGCCATGGGTTGATAATCGGTGTCATAAGCCTAACTCCTGTAGTGTATATTGCTTGTCAACTTTCATACCCTTGTACATAGTATTATTTGGAAAATATGGCAAATTCATTACATCAAATTCATTCACCAAAATTATAATGTAATAACCATTTCCACTTAATCTCTTACAGATATATTTTACATTCCGTCTAAATGGCTTGATAACACCGCTCAAATATTCTTTTTCTACATCATCCAGTAATGGTTCTTTGTATTCTTTTGCAAGCCATCTGATGCAATCGTCATAACATCTGTCACAGACACTACAGCAATCATACGGATATTCTCCATTTTTAATCTTATAAATTTTTTTATAGAGTCCACATACATTTATATTACTTTCAATATTATCTTTATACTTTTCAATGTTTCTCATAGCCCTAACTCCTCAAGTGTGTATTCTTTATGTAATTCCATTCCTTTATACATCGCATTCGGTTTAAAGTTTGGGAGATTAATACAATCTTCATCATAAAGTTTAATATGTACAAACTGTTTGGAACCATTACAAGTATCCCAAATTGCAATGTGCTTTACTTTTTTTCTAAAAGGTCTAATCACTGCTGAGAGATATTCTCTTTCAACATCGTCTAATACTTCTTGCTCTTTATATTCTGATAAAAGCCATTCGTAAATTAATTCCTTACAACAATTGCAATTATCCACTCCAGTTGAACAAATTTTTTTACCTGTAATCTCCGTAACAATTTCTTCAATCTTACATACGTTAACACCACGCATTAGTTCTTTTTTATACTTTTCAATGTTTAACATATCTATAACCCCAATTCATCTAATGTGTAATGCTTACCTTGTACCATACCTTTATACATCGTTCCTTTTTTAAACAATGGTAAAGTCCAACCATTCTTGTCTTTCATTTGGAAATAAATATACTGCATGGTATTTGCTGTGTGAAACTTTGAAATAGTATCTACTTTTTTTCTAAAAGGTCGAATTACATCTGAAAGATACTTTCTTTCAGCATCATCTAAGATAGGTTCTTTGTATGGTTGAGCCATCCAATCTAAGATGTCATCTGTGTAAGTTGAAAGTGAGTAATAACGATCTGATTTGATGCTTTCATCAATTTTTTTTCTGATTTCAAAAATTATATTTCCAGGATCTTTATAATTTTCATTGAACATTTTCTTTAATTCTTTTTTATAGTGTTGTAAATTTGTTTCTTTCATGTCTTTCTCCTTCTCTTAAATATTTATCATAGTCACTCCAATCAATTTTCTGTCCACAGTCACTGCAATAATTTAGTGGATAGTTATTAATGTGCGTGCGTCCACATGTAGGGCAAAGCCATGCACAATAACTGTTTTCTTCAGACGCATCGGCTTCTGTAGGCTTTTTTGGAGTGGCTTTTTCACTGAGTTCTTTCATCTTGTTTTCATACTCAGAAAAAAGTTTCTGTGAATTTGTTACTGACCTTTCATATGTATCTTCCAAATTGTGATAGTTGTAATCAGCTAGATGCAACAAATCTATCAATTCTTCTTTTGTGAAAGACTTCAATGTTGAGTCTGAATACATCTTTCGCCCGAGGCAGCCTCTATTGTTCATCTGTTTTTTCCTTCTTCAGCAGATCTATAATCTTTGCTAGTTCTTCATATGTCATCACAACATTTACCTTTTCACGTTTATCAAATGCATAATACACTTTCCAAAAAGGTGGAAATTTAATTGCAACATTCAAATCAAATGTATTCATCTCTTTTTCTCCTAACGATTTCATCAGCCAATTCTTTGATTGCTTTCTCTCTTTGCTCTTTTTCTCCATGCCATACAAGTTTTTGAGTGCAGTAAGGGCAATACTCTTCAACACCAACCAAATTTGCATAACAAGAAGGACAAATTATTCTCCAGCCGTTATCTGTAACGACCACTCGCCTAGGTATTTCTTTACTTTTGTTGTATTCTTTAATCTTTTTCAAGATTTCATCTGCAACCTGTTTTTTTCTTTAGTCATGATTGTGCTCCTTCATAATTTTTTCTCTAATTTCTTTTCCTTTTGTTAATGCCTCTTCTTTTGTTCGAAAGACATTACCCTTGTAAAGTCGTAAGTAGTCTATGTTTCCATCTTGCCAAGAAAGCTCGTAACATAGTTCTCCTGTAGGAAGATAGTACCAATATCCATAATTCATGCTTCTTCGTACTCCTTCTTAATTGCTTCAACCATTTCTTTACCTTTGACTTCTGCTTCTTCCTTTGTCTTGAAACAGTTACCCACCTTCCAAAGCATCAAATCAGTATAATCACCTTTCCATTTCCAAAAAGTTGCTTCATTCCATGCAGCTGTGTAAAACCAACATTGATCGTCTTTCTTAGGCTTCCATGGAAGTTTTACAACACTGTAGCTTCCATTAATAATTGCCAGAAGAATAGTACTTCTATCAAATTCATTTCTGTTTATGCTATACATAAGTCCTTCTTCTTGCGTTATCTTATATCTAGGTCTAACAATATTTTTTGTTTTATTTTCTTTTAGTCTAAACTCTTCTCCGAGTTCAACACCTAGCATTTCTGCAATTTTTTTGTAGTAGTTCATGCTTCTTCATACTCCTTTTTGATTGCTTCCATGATTTCTCTGCCTTTTGTTCTTGCTTCTTCCTCAGTTCGGAAGCAGTTGCCACACTTCCACCTGCAAAAGTCAACACCATCATCACACCAAATAGACCATGAAGTATCACTATTGTGTGGCTGGTATCTCCAATATCTTTCGTATCTTTTTGGTTTCCAAGGCTTAGGTACTGCTTTAAATTCGCCCATTAAAAGAAAGCCAAGTATTTCATCTGATGCACCCCACCAAGCATCGTGTGTTGCTGATTGGTAATAAATTCCATCTTCTATGATTTTATACGTATTTAGGTTTGCTTTTTCACCATTAGGTGTTGCGAGACTGAACTCTTCATCTAGTTCAAGCCCTAACATTTCTGCAAATTGTTTGTAATAGTTCATTGCTTTCTCCTTTTTTCTCCGTATAGTTCATGAAGTAAATAATTTACTTTGCAAAATGTGTATTCACTATTTTCTTTTTTATTCAAAATACATCCTTTGCAGAATTTTCCTTTACAAAAACCGAAATAAACATTTGCTATGCATTCACGTAATTCTTTTATGCGCATATATATCCACATATCTATTTGTTTGTTGTAATTCATAATTTTTTGTATTCATCATTAATCTTTTCAATGATTTCTTTTCCTTTGCTTAATGCTTCTGCCTCTGTTTCGAAACAGTTTCCAGCATTCCACGCATACAAATCAAAATCATTTGAATTAAAGTACCTTGCATATACGGTTCTGTCTGTCAGATTGTAATACCAATATTTCTCACAAGGCTTTGGTGCCCATTCTGTAGGGGAAACTTTTACAAAGCCATTCAAAATTCTACCTGGAGTTTCGCTTAGTTCTGGATACCATTCTTTAAGTCTTTGGTTAGTGTAATACATCCCATTTTCTGTGATTTTGTAAGTATCCTCACCTTCTCTTACCCCATCACTGTCAGTTAGTACAAATCTTTCTCCTAGGTCTAGTCCTAGCATTTCTGCAAATTGTTCCCAATATTTCATCTTTCTTCCTCTAATAAGTCTCTTGCTCTGTCAATCGTCACACTCATCTTAAATGGTATGCAATCGTCATTCTCAACATCTAGTTCACATGTTGTACAATTGTCGCTCTTAATATCTCGTTCGTATTTTGTGCAAATGTGGTTAAAACAAATTATTGAATGCAATTCATTTGCCAAACATCTCAATTCTTTTAAGCATTCATCTAATTCTTTGTTATAGTTCATTGTTCTTTTCCAATTTCTGATCTGTCAATTTCTTCAATAATTTTTACAGTTCCATCTGTAAGTCTGCGTGCTAGTTCTCCTAGCTTTTGAATATCATCTAAAAGATTTTTATCATGTGATAAAATCAGTTCTTTCAGTTTTAGCATTGCAGATGGTTCATCTAACGCAATTTCAAAATCTGCAGAAAACTGTTGAAGCATCCATGTATATTTATCTGTCTGTTTGTAGTCGTTCATTGTTGTTTCTCCTATAATTCATCAATTAAATCCCCTAAGGTTATCAGCAAGCAATCACCAAATGGCTCATCAAGAGGACATTCTGTACATAATTCCCATTCGCAGAAACGCTTATGCAACTTGTCATACAACCCATTCAATTCTTTTACACACTCGTCTATTTCTTTGTATTCACTCATATCCTTACAGCCTTTCTATTATTTGCTGAATCTTTTTTATCTTGTTTTCATACAAAACTCTGTTCTTATGAATCTTCATCTTCAGCTCGTTTTCTTTAAATTCTAGTGTCTTTTCATAGCATTCCTTTTTTCTGTACAGCTCTTCTTTCAACTCTTTGACATTTTTCCCTTTTGAAAGAATTTTTGGATTGTTTGAAAAACACCATTCGCTTAATTCTTCTTTTGCATCCATTTATGACTTCTTTTTTAAAATAGCTTTAACTCTTTTTCTTCTGTTTCTCCCAGAATCAGTTTTCGAAATATGCTTTCGAAAATTGGAACTGGAATTGAATTTCCTGCTTGCTTGTACAATGCACTGTTCATACATCCTTCTTTTCCTGGGTTTACCATTGCTGCATTATCGAAATCCTCATCCGTATACCCTTGAAGTCTCCAACATTCACGTTCCGTCAAATATCTGTATATTCCATCGTCTAGCTTAATTACACCACTGTTCGGACTCCTCATTTGCTTGCATGTGATCGTATATGCATAGTTCTCAATTACATTCACACCAAAACTTGAATTTTTACCAGCTTTGATTTTTTCAATCATCGAAGGCTGCGTGACTCTGTAATAATCAGCAGTATTTTCTTCCAAGAAATCTTTGATATCTCTCATCGGTGTATGAATCAAATCTGAAAAATCAAAGTATTCGTTTCCTTGGATACTGACTGTGAAATATCGCTTTCGTGCCTGCGGTAGTCCAAAATCTCTTGCGTCCAGAAGTTCGAATGATGATACATATCCCATCTTTGCAAGTTCGGACATATACCTGTTGTGATTGTGTACCATGTACTTGGAACGTACATTCTTCACATTTTCCCATATCACAACTTTAGGTTTCCAAACACCCATGTTCTGAATGATTTTGATTGTTTCCCACATCAGACTTGAACGTGTCTCTGAACCTTCATCAGCACCTTTCTGTTTTCCTGCAATGCTGAAATCTTGGCATGGTGAGCCATGAACGAGAATGTCTGGCCTTAGGTTCCATCCAACAACGGTTTGCGTCTTGTATTGGAGTTCATCAGCAAACATGGCATTGTAAGATTTAACTGCCTTTTCATCAATTTCTACATAGTCAATTGACTTTGTAGGAATTCCAATATTTCTAAGAGCACATCTTGGCGATCCGATTCCACAGAACAGTTCAAGGATTTGAATCGTTTTCACTTCTGCTGTCATATCCAATTACCCCTTTAATATCTCTCTGTGGAAGTTCTTCTTTACTTGATGCAAGCTGCATTACTTCCCCACTTGAATATCCAAGTGATAGCAGTCTGTCCGTTCCATCTGCTAATTCAACCAATCTTCCTTCATTAAGAAGTTCTTCATTTCTCTTGTATGTCAACTGTTTGTAGATTCTGATAAACTCGCTTCTTCTGTAATCCAACGTGTCAGAGCTAAGTTGAGCCAAGCTCTTTGCTTCTCTGTACGTGTAAAGACGTTTAGTTACCGAATCCAAGCGATTGTACATAGGCATTTCTTCTTCCATGGTGCTCCATGATGATGTACTTCTAATAAACTTTCTAAGCCCTTCCCATGCGTGTATTGCTTTCTCATCAGTATCTGGTGCAAGCATCTCTTTTACTTTTGCTTTTACCTGTGCAATGTTTGGTGCAAACTCTCTGTCATCACTTGATATGATTCTGAATACAGCCTGTTCAACCACCTTGTATGGAAGTTTTTCAAATGCCTTGCACCACAGGTTCAGTAATGCTTTCTTTTCATCAGCATCCATGTTCTTAAAGCTCTGTGGATAGTTCACTCTAATTGTGTTCAAGATAAGTCTTGTGTTTTCTACATCCATCAGAACCATCCACCTTTCGCCTGCTGCTTAGGTATTACCCTTTGATTGAGATACTTTTCAAAATGTGAAGGTCTGAACAGCGTTTCTGGATTCACAAACTTCTCGTATTCCGTGCCTTCCCAATCCTTCCATTTTTTCGATATGACAGCCATGCAGTCATCTATTGTGTGTCCTTCATTCAGTCGTGCTTTTATGTACTTTACAGTTCCTTTTGAATACGTGTAGTGTGTTCCTGCTGTCTGATTCAGATAATCAATTACTTCATGCTCTGGACATGTCTTAACTTCTGGAGATTCTTCAATTGGAGCATCATCAAGCAAATCAATCTGCTCTTCCTTTGGCTGTTCTTCCTGTTCAGCAACTTCTGCTTCTTCTCCATTTGCTTTTGCAATTACATATTTCTTGAATGCTTCATTCTTGATGTCTTCTGCATCAGCAATTACTCCTGCAATAAGTTTTTCACTCTTGCCCCAATTGTACTTGCCCCAATTCAGAATCAGAATTTCCTTTGTTTCATTGCAGTACTTGATAACTTCATGCTCCTGTTCAAGTCTCTTCAGAATTCTTCTTACTGAATCTTCTGAATACCCTGTTTCACGTTCCATTGCTTTAAAGCCGATTTCATAGCATCCACATAGTGATGTGTGTGGATTTGTAAGAAGATAAAGCATGAAATACTTGTCTTCTGGTGTAAATTCATCATCTACCTTTGAATCATTCCAAAAGTTAATAGATATATGTCTTGATATTGCCATTTAAATCTCCTCTATAGTCACGTATATTGATTCATTTTCTGAGTATTGCTTGTATACGCTAAGCCAAGCAATCTGTTTGTCATCATCGTATGCAACTCCGTTTAATGCATCGCATATTGTTTTTGCAATGTTGTCTGCATCTGGTTTCTTTGTGGGTCTGTTTTGAGCGTTTTTAAGCTCTTCTCGTGCCTTCTTTGATATATGTGTAGGAATTCCAAGATTAGCTACAATTGATACTTTTAAAGCCCCATTTAGCTTTGTATTGCCTATCTCTGATAGATATGTTGCTTTAATAAGCTGTTCATAGTCTCTTGTTTTCTGTGGTGTGTATGCATGACCTGTTCTTGTGAATCTAGGTCTGCCTTTGGGAACGATTTTCCCTTTGATTCTGAAACTCACTCTCACAGATAACTCTTCCCATACATCTTGATAAACTCACCTCTTGCATCTGGCTTTGGTACAGATGGATGAGAAGAGACAAATCTTTCTTCCCATTTTCTCTGCGTATATGCTTTGAGCCATCTTGCTCTCTCTGGGTCTCTGTGAACTGAATGATTCCCATCAACATGATGGTATGAGCACAGATAGCACCAGCATCCATCTCTGTCTGATTTGCTTCGATATGCACCGTTATAAATGTGATGTACATGCAGATTCATTGTTGAATTGCATATAAAGCACTGCTTTTCTTCTGAAATGATTGATTTTCCTCTAGTCATTGCTTGCGTTACCCCATTCTCTTGACAGCTGATTTTCAATTAATCTCAGCTCTAATTTGATTGTGTTTATTGCTTCAAGATTTGCCTTGTATACTGTTTCTGCAACATCTCTCTTGAATCTTGCTTCAGCTACACTTGGGATTCCGTAACATGTCTTATCAATCATCCCAATTGCCATCCCTTCATCTCTGAGCTTCAAACACTCCTGTCTTAGCAGAATCTTGTAATCTCTTTCTGCTGTTGCATATGCAGTTCCACTCTTTCTCAGCTCTTTTACTGACAGTGACAACTGCTGTTTTTTCATCTGAAGCTCAGTGTATAAGTCGTATTCTTCCATCTGTTACCCTAGAATGGAAGGTCATCATCTGAAACACTTACAGGTACTTCTGCTACCTCTACAACTTCATTCTGTTGTGTTTTAGCCGAGTTATCAGACTTGGATGACAAATACTCCACAGTATTTGCAATCACTTCTGTAACGTAGGCTTTTGTGCCATCCTGTCTTTCATAGCTTCTTGTCTGTAGTCTTCCATTCACACCGATCATGCTTCCTTTTTTTTGATAGGTGCATAAGTTTTCTGCTGTTTTTTCAAAGCATACAATCTGTGGAAAATCTGTATGTTCCTTGTCTTTATTTACAGCTAGAGCAAATACACAAACCTTTGTTCCACTCTGCGTTACTTTCAATTCTGGATTTGCTGTAAGTCTTCCTGTTAATACAACATTGTTCATTCTCTGGTCTCCATTAATCTTTCTTCATAAACTGCAATTGCCTTAGGAAATTCATCGATCTTGTAGGCAATCTTCAATGCATCAATCACATCTAGATTTGATGTATTTACAATCTTGCGAATTCTGAACAGCTCTTTGCCTTTATCCAATTCTCCAAGCATTAACTTTGTCTTGTCATTGCTCATGATGTACTCACTTTCAAATATCTCTGTTCTATAGCTTGATGCCCTGTCACTGTTCAGTAATCTATCAACGATTAGAAATGTTCTCATGTCCTTGCCCTTCTTTCTTTTACTTCTTTAATTTGATTCTTACACTTGCCTTGATTGTCGATTCCTTGCAGTAGGCTTCATACAGTGCAGGACTTTGATTCTGCAATGACTTTGAATCAAATCTTTCTGCTGTGTGCTCTGGTGTGTAAGAGATTGTGAAACAGTCATTCTTGATTTGTGTCACTCCATATTTTTCCATCTGCTTCATCAGCTCCTGCTTCATTTCATCCTGCTTCGCCTTGATTGCTTTCGCTGTTTCTTCTAGCTTTTTGATATATGTAATTGTTTCCTGTGGAACCTGTGCAATTCCGTTTTCATAGATGATTACATCATTTACCTGTAGTTCACTCATGATTTCCTCTTCTCCTCGATTGCTTTCATCAATTGACTTGCCAACTTCTGAGGCATGTCATTCAGACACTTCAAATTGTTTTTTGCTAGCAACTCTTCTAGCTTGTCTTCCTTGCCATCATAAACTGTCAAGAAATACTGCTTCTGTTGCATCGTAATTAGTGGGATGTAGTGTTCCATTCCATTGTCTGCAATCTCTTTCTTGATTCTTGATTCACTTGCCTGTTTAGCTTGGCTGCCATATGTGTATACAATTTTGTTTGTGCTTAGATTCTTGATTGTCAGCCCTATAATCTTATGATTTTCAACTGTCATGCTTTCTACGCTGAACTTGTCATAGGTCGTTGGCTTGTCACCTTTCTTTGTGACTGTATACAATCCATCCTTAATCCAGATGAATGGTGCTGTATAAAGCTCTCGACCGATGCCCCAATTGAAACATGCTCTTTTGAAGCTGTCTGATGCCTGTCCTTTTTCCTTTTCGGTATAGGATTCTGTTCCAACGTCTTGCTTTGATACCCATGCATTCTTGTCTTCATCGAAGATAGATACAGTGCAGTAAAGTCTGTCACCGATGATTTCATGCTCTCTTTCCCAATTTGTCGAACCGACTGTTTCATCAAGGATATTCATGTCGCATCGTGCATCTTTATAAAGCAACAGGCTCAAGCCTTTTGCACTGATCGTTGATACTCTTGCATCAACTTCATCTGCTCTCAATTCTCTAAATGCGATTTTCATTGGTAATTCTCCACTATGTATGCTGCTAATTCATCTGCAATGTATTGTGTATCAACATTTTTTGCTACTTCGAAATCAATGCCATAAAGCATCACGTCTGCCATCTTGCATAAAGCATTGACAATTTTCAAATCCAGCACGCTTGCATCTTCTTCACATTTGGCTTTGTACATCTGTTCCTGTCTGTCTATTTCTGCATAGCTGTTCATTTCACTTTTTCCTCTATTCTGTTGATTCTGCTCAACATGCTTGCTGTTAGGTTAATCTGACGTTCTTGATTGGAAACGATCGTTTCCAGCGTCTTCTGAATGATGTTGCATGTTACATTCACTGTTTTTGCTAGCTTTGCACTGCCTTCTGTTTCTTCATTGACATCATTTCCAATTGAATCAAGCTGTGCTAGAAGAAGCTCAATTCCTCTGTCAATATGTCTGCATACTTCAACAGAATTGTCTGGTTCATTGCTCTTTTCCACAGGCTTTTCAGCTAGATAATCTTCTGATTTGATTCCGTACTTTAGCTCTAGAAGCATGCTGATCGGCTTTGAAACTGTTCTTGCACTCAAGCATCCTGCTAGATATTTCCTTGAATATCCAAGTTGAGTACTGCAATCATCAACTGAATCTTCTTTCTCAAGAATCAGCTTTCTCAGCTTGTCACTGTCAATTTTGATTTTCTCTGTTTGTGTGTTGTCCATATCCTTGTCCTTCTTTCTTAATTCACTGTGTGTATGATTCTGTATCTCTTCCACTTTCTGCCATTTTTCACATTTTTTTGATATTCAAATTCATCAACGACTCTTTCTTTGTCACCCTCTGCAAGTAACTTCTTTTTTAAATCGAAGATACGTCCAGACAGCCTTGTTTCTTTCAGCTTTCCAAATGCTTCAAAGGATGTAATTCCATTGTGGGCTTTCATGTATTCGTATACTTTGTCTACTCCGTTCATACTTCGCCTTTCCCAAATAGCAGATAATCTGACGAACAGTCTAATGTTTCACAAATCTTCATTAGCTTTCCTGTTGTTGGGATTGACTGTTCATTTGATGTGTAGTTAGCAACTGCTTCTCTTGTCAATCCAATCTTTTTTGCCAGTTCTTTCTGCGTGATCTTCTTTTCTTTCATCACTTTGCTAAGTCTTTCTCCAAAATCTGATTTCACTTTCAACTCCCATATTTCATTATTATTTTTCGTGATACAAATGCTGTTGCAGCCATTGCGATCATCACTCTTACATCGTTTGCAAATGGTGCCAGAAGTAATGTGATGAAGAATGTTATTCCCAATGCATTCTGTATTTCACGCCTTAAATGTCTTTTCATGTCCTTGCCCCTTTGATAGAATAGTCTTGCGTTAATTCGCAAGTTTTTGATTTGAGAGATGCGTTGCTTTGGACTGTTTCGCTTCTCTCTTTTTTAATTCTTTGGCAATCTGTATGCTTTCAACGGTTGATATGTCATACCCATCCCATTCAGTGAAAAGCTCATCTAAATCAGACTGCCTGTACAACCATCTACCACTTTTAGAAACCATGATTGATGGAAGTATTCTCTGCTGTCTCCACATGTCGATTCTTGAACGACTGACCTTCATGTACTTTCTTGCTTCTTCAGTTGTCATAATCTTTTCTTGCTGTGGTGACTTTGCTGCATTTAATGCATTTTTTAATTCATTAACCTCTTCCAAAAGGCTCTGAATCTTTTGTGGTATTTCCAACAATTCCATATGCCATTCCCATTCCTTCCAGATATCCTTGTAGGAAGTAGTAGAGCTTTGTTCTCTCTTCTTCATTTGACTTTTCAAATGACACTTTCATGTAGTTCTGGAAGATGTTTCTCTGTGCTTCTGTTGTTTCCATATTTTCCTTTCTACGAGCTTATCTGCTCGGTGTACACCACTAGGAGAGACAAAATGAATTAGAAGGGTAAACGTTTAGTGATGTACACCCAGAAGACAAGCTTCTGTGTTCGATCAGTAGCATTTAGTACTGTCAAATCTTTCAATTGTGATTAGGCTTACTTCATAATGCCATGTACCTTTTAATGTTCTTCTCCTTTCGTCCAATAATTTCCAATACATCCATCTGAACTATCCCATGTATCCCAAATCTTTCCATCTTTGATACATACTGCATGGTGCACACCGATATGAGCAACACATGTACCTTTGAACTCTTTGCAGAATTCAACACCTGTATACTGTAGAACGTCACATTAAATACACTAAGAAAATCAAATTAAATGCCAG